GTATGTAAACATCACATTTTTTACGGCGGCTCTAAGTAGAGATCTCGTATTTCTTCTGACACAACCCACTGTGAAATACCCACCCACCGTTTTCAATAAATGGGCGAGAGGTAAAAAACACGTCCCTTTGATGTACTCAAAACAAAATAAGACGACACTTGAGTGTGACGGTGAAACAATCATAAACGAAACATCTGGAAACAATCTTTTCTTATCAACATCTTTATCGAATATATATCACAAACGCTCTCCCGTCTTTCGCAATATTAACATGTATAGTTTTGCGTTACATCCAGATGATTTAGAACCGTCGGGTCACATGAATTTCAGTACAGTTAAGGATGCGCAGCTCACAATGAATCTCGAATATGACGGGAGCCAAGGAACATTCGATTTTAATGATAATTACATCGAAGTATTAGGTATTCCTCAAATAGACTTTCCTAAACAGGTTATAATCATAGCAAAAAGTTACAATATGATGATAATCGGGGACGGTAAAGCTAAGATACTTTTTAGATAGACGGTTTGTTAAATAATGATTTTTTATTGTCACTAATATAATCGATGATGTTATTCTTGATACACCATTTGATGAAATTCAACTGCGCCAGCGTTGTATGAATTTCATGAGATGTCCCGGGAACAATATAAGAAAACTTCGCGGACCGACAAAATGGGTCAAACAATTTCTTACTGTATCCATCCAGGCTTGATTTGTAGGCACAGTGTACCGTGAATAACTTTCCATCAGTAGTCTTATAGGTTGTGTTGTTTTTCTTCGCATAATTTGTAATAAACCATTCCAGATTTCTCAAAGAAATTCCGGATTTTTTATCTAAAATATTCAAAAGTTTAGTTCTATTCTTCTCTTCGTTATAAAAGCTGTTAATTGATGATAGCAGAATATCGGTTTTACTCATTACTAAACATTGTATTTATATCTCTAAATACATTCGAATGAATACATGCCGGGCATTCTGAAACGAAAAGTTCGTCGGAACCATGTGTATGTGTATTCACACTGGGAATAACCCTCTGTTTAATACGATTACCTTGTGTGACATGCTTACCGCAATACCCCCCGTGAATTCCTCTGAACGCACATCGTTGACCATTGTGCTTCGTCCCTTTACACATCAAACCGGTGTACATTTCGGGAACATCTCTCAGTAATAAGTCGAGTGCTATACCATGTTTCTTCGAAATGACTTCAGCATAATCGCCTATGATTTCATTCACCCGCGTTTTCAGCTCGTCATCAAAAATAGTGATAAGTTTATCGTACGAACTCATTGCTTACTTCTATCTTGCTCGTATTTTTTAAATAGGTCTGCGACTGACTTTTGTTTTTCCAAATTGTTTTTTAACCTCGATTTCAAATCCGGAATTGTTCCAGTTGTGTCCAGGTTTCTTTTTTTACACTCTTCCATGAGCTGATCTTTTTTCATACCGCTAAATCCCGGCTCTCTCTTCTTTTTAGGTGGTGCGTGTTGGTTGATAATAGCACCGAAAATCTCCTCCTTTGTATTTGTAAACAATGGATCAAGGAGGTCACATACGGGATTCAAAAACTTATTGACAAAGTAGTAGTGGTAATCGATCGGGATATTATTTTCTTCGACGTACTTCGGATCTTCTGATTTTTCAAATGCCCCCGCCTTTGGATCACCAGTTTTGGTGAGTAAATAAGGTACCCGATCACCCGATTGTGGCTCCGAGCCAGGTTTCCTGTCTCGCATCTTGTTAACAACCTGTACATGAGCCTGGCTAATGTGTATACTATCGGGACTTGTGATGGAAACGTCCCGTCCTTTCACTTTATACGAATCAGAAAGAGATTGACTCAATACCAATTTATCGTTTGATACGTCACCGGATAATAATTCGATAGCACGTTCCCTCGCAAGTTCCATTGGTGGACCCGTATCACTCGATGAAAGAATGACATCCAAGAGCTCTTTACACACATCTCTCACATGGGGCGTATTGTCTCGGCGAACAACCTGTAGTCCCTTGATGTCTATATAGTCCATATGCATCTGGTCATCTTTACCCTTTGTCCAGAGTTTAGCAGCGTACCGCTTCTTCGAGTATAAAAAATAAGGCCAGTAAACCTTCTCAAGCTCCAGGTTGTTTGGTTTCTTGAAGAGGGCACTACATTCCTCTGCCGCTCGCTCACCGATTTCCCAGCTGTACTTGACAGCCTCCTCACCCGTGCGACCGCCTACGTCAAACTCGACCATGACTGAATCCGTGTCACCGTACCTCACCTTCGCCCCCGGAAAGTTAGCCTCCACATAATTTTTCGTCTCTTCAATCATTTCACGACCCCTACAGGTCGTCGTAGAAGCGATCGGTACACATGGAAGAATACCCTTACCGGCACCTGTAAAACCGTATACAGAATTCATCGATATCTTATACGCCAACTGTTTACCGTTATACACCTCCTTCATAGCACCCGTCGCAGCAGCCATATCCTTCTTCGCCTTTTTACGAAACTCTTTGAGTTCCAATAAGATCGCCGGTAAAAGAGTTGGAACGTTTTGTGCGAATTTATAAGTTCGACCACCTATATTAAATGTCTCATAAGTCACTCCATCTATATTTCCATATTCCTTTTCATTCATAACATACGACGAGTAGCAAAGGTTGTGTGCCATCATGATAGATGGATATAGTGCCTCAAAATCTAGAGCTGTGATCGGTGTGTAGTAGGCACCTTTCTGTGCGTCGAGGACAGTCGCACCTTCGTACGGTTCTTCGGGCAACTGCCCATAACGAATCGTTGGTACCATAAATCCCAGCTCCCTCGCCTTCTTCGTCAACTGACTGAACACCTTTATTTGTTGCCCACGTTCGACAAGAAAACATAGAGGTACCCAGGTAGCCTTGGCCATCTCCAGGAGGTTCAAAAGAATACACAACTTCTTCATGAGCCTATGTGGAAGAAGTGTATCCTTAATACAATATTCCGCAACTTCGCCAAGTTTTTTTGGATCTTCTTCTATAAATCGAGCAAACATTTCCTTTGGTGGCATGTCAATCTTTTGATCCCCAAGATAGAGCTTGGAAACTTCATTGAGTTTATATGAGTCTAGCTTGTACCCCTTCTTCACCTCATGGAATAAATCAAAGATGAACCGACCAGACATTGGTAAAAGTTTTAGCGTGTTATCACCCAGAGCACTCGAACTCAATTTTTTGATTGAAATGTCACACACTTGACTCTTCAATTTTCCAAGTTTGAAAAAATCGGGGTTACATCCGACCAGATGAGCACGCGTGTATAAATACTGAAGATCGAAACCGAATATGTTCCACCCAGTTAAAATATCAATGTTCTTTTTTTGTAGATATACCTGAAAAGCCTCGAGCATTTCCCTTTCGGTACTGAAACTCACTACATCTGGACCTTCGGTTTTTTTATAACATAGACAAACCTTTTCATATGGTTCGTCTTCACCAAATCTACATAACGACACGGCAATCTGGAAACACGCATCACCAATAATATTTGGGTCGGGAAATTTACCAGTGGAACTGTTACATTCGATATCAATCGATGCGACCACAAATGGAGCGATGTCATCCCGATGNACAGGTTTGAGTGTGCTCCACTTATTACAAAATAGATCGACATCCACATTCGCAAGGTGTGAACGTACACACTGGTCACCCGTATCAATCCATCCAGTCGATTGAATTCCCGTTCGATGCATCAGGCGAAGTACCGGATCTAAGTTTGATTCGTATACTTTCAGTTTTACCATACCAGACGTAAGGGCTAACGCATTTTTTAGAAAGTAGTCAACACGTCTTCGCATCGCCAAATTCACGAAATCAAGTTTCATGTACGCAAATTCTTCATTATTTTGAAACCCCCAAACATCTTTAGCCTTCATGATCGAATATGATGTCAGGCATTCAGGACATTTTCTATCTATGACGTTGTATATTTCCTGCGCAGTCTTTTGTGTAGCACCCCTTGGGAACTTGACAAAAAAGTACGGAGTAAATGAGGTAGTGACACATACAGACTTTCCGTCTTGAGTCTTTCCAAATATACTCACTAAATGTTCACTTTCAACATCCCTCGCCTCCCACGTGAGAGCTTGGAAGACGACCATATGTTTATATTGAGCGAAAATTTTAATATCATTTACTAATAAATGTCTGCCGCTTTAATTGAGCTCGTGTCGGTGGGTGCCCAGGATGTCTACATCACGGGTGATCCCCAGGTCAGTTTCTTCCGCCAGAACTATAAACGATACACCAACTTCGCCATGAAGCCCGAGCGTATGGATTACATTGGTACGTTCGGTTCCAATAACGAGGTTTCTATTCCTATCAGGTCCAAGGGTGACCTCTTGAGTTATGTTTGGATTGAAGCCACCAACATCGCCGGTATTCAACAGAACAGTGCCGGTCTCCATTCTAATAACGCCGCTACCCCTACCGAGTTCAGTCTTTGGATCGGTGGTCAGATGGTTTCGCAACTTGATTCCCTCTTCATTCAAGGTGTCTACAACCCTCTCATGCGTGATTCCGCTGCCAAAGCTTCCTTTGCGGTTACCACCAACAGTCGCAAGGATAACCACTCCGGCAACTATTACATGATCCCCTTCTTCTTCGGTGAGGACTGGACCAAGTGCCTACCTCTCGTGGCGCTCCAGTACCACGATGCCGAGATTCGCATCAAGTGCCGAGACAACTTTACTCCCGGTTCGACCCCCAAAGTCTTTGGTAATTACATCTATCTGGATACGGATGAGCGTAAGTTCTTCACCGATAACGATCACGAATTGCTCATCACTCAGACCCAGAATCAAATGCTCACCAAAACGGACACCGATGTCGATCTCAGTTATTTCAACCACCCAGTAAAGTCTCTTCACCTAGTGTCGGGTAACGCTACAGGTAACAATTGGGATGATGAGTTTAGTTTCCAGAAGTCTTCCCTCTACATTAACGGTGTGGCCCTCTTCGAGGAAACCTCTAACGTGTACCACCACGATATCGTCCCCGAAATGCACTGTACT